TATTTTTGGCCGCTGCAGCGGGATTTGACGCACTTCCTATTTTTGGCCGCTGCAGCGGGATTTGACGCACTTCCTATTTTTGGCCGCTGCAGCGGGATTTGACGCACTTCCGTATGTCCCGGTGAGATTCACTAGCGCCGCGAGCCCCCGGCAGACGATTGTTGTGGATGGCAAAACTAAAGAAGACCGTGGTCGACCCACTTTTCATCCATGCGCCGCCCAGCGTCCGTAAGCTGGCGGACACCGCCGCGAAAGGCATTCGCGAGAACGAGCGTGCCCAGTGGTGGGCCAAAAACAAACCCGCTCGGTAACATTTTATGGCAACGAAGCCTCACGAACCTCAAGCGCACAACGCGCTTACCAACGAAATGCGCCAAGCTATCGCCGTCAGTCAACGGGCGCTGGGCAACCAATTACGAAACCAGATTCTAAAGGATGCTGTGAAGATTGTGCAAAAGACAGTTGCCGAAACGGTTGAAAAATCCTTCGAAGACCCAAGTATGCGAACCATTCACGATATGCAGATGCACACGCAAAACGTCGCAGCCCCTGAGCGCATAGACGACGAACAACTTTTTCAACTCTTCGCAATCTATTGCGGTGATGTGCGCCGGTGTGCTCTCGCGGCCAATATGGACGAGGCCGCGGTGCAAGCCAAAGTGGACGCGGGCAAGTGGGCCGACAAGATTAAGTTGCTCATCGATTTAAAGACCAGTGCCCGCCCCGGGGATAGCGAGCGAGGCATTAACCGCGCCGTGAACTTCGTGCAGGCGCACCGATGGCGAAACCATTTGCAACGAGTGATGACGCGCCTAATGAACATGAGCGACGATGAGATTTTCGATATGCTCTGCAGCGTTACGGTTGACAAGGCGGGCAACATTAGCAAGAAGCTGAATACGCGGGCCTTCGCGGACATGAGCGCCGCGATGGAGAAATGCCACGCCATGAGCTACTCAGCTCTTAATGACACCGTAGGTGAACGTAAAGAGCGCGGAGACGAGCCCGAGCAACACAAGACGGCCGCTGAGATGCACCTGAACATAACCCGCGCCATGGAGCAAATCCGGCTCGCCAACGCGGCAGAGCTGGCCGGGCAAGGTGACGCCAGCTCTACCGTTGTAGAGGATACTCCAGTAAGTTAAGTGGGTCAATAATGATTAGTAACATGAGCACTTCACTTAGGTATAGCCCAAGCGAATCCGTCCGCCCGGCGCGGCGCGAGGCGGAATTACCTCACAATCTCTCGGTGAGCCCCGGAACTGCGGTTCGTGCTGAAGGTTCGCATCGGTTCGTCCCGATTCTGGACAGTTTGAGGCTGCATACCACCCCCGGACCGCCCAAAACCCGATGGGGGGCTGCAAACTTAGAGGCCCCGCTTAGGCACATAAACTGGCTATGAAAAAAGCTCAATCGAAGGTCTTTTCTGACAAGTCGCCGCGCCAACGTAATACTCCAGTAGGACCGCCTCCCAACGAGCCGATAACCCCCGGCTCGCAGCGGGAGGTCTGTCCGTCGACACAAGTGAAGCAGCTTCGTCGGCAGGCCCGGCTACTCGAAGAAAAAATCGACGAACTGAAAAAAGAAGTTGCCAGTCTCAAAGAAACTGTGCTAGCGTCTCAGGAATGAAAGAATTCTTTTCGGAAGTCTGTTCCGGGCTCAGCCTCGCGCAGTCAACCGCCTTCGCCGCCGCGGCGTGGATAATCTTCGCTTGGCGCGCCGGGCTGCTACCACAATGAGCCTGAGCCGGAAACAAAAACTGGAGAAGCTTCGGGTCTACGCCCGGGAGCTCCGGGCGCTGAGGAAGCGTTTAAACATAGTTCCCTTAAAGTGGATTCCCTATGATATCGCCAAACCCTAATCAAAAAACGCGAGGTCAGTATCGCCAAATAGCCTCGAATTTTTATGGCTGGATTTTCTTGTGGGGAGAGTTTGGCTACGACCCAGAAATAAAACAGTGGCACCGAAAATCCACCGATGACCTTTGGCCAGAGTGCCAAGCGAGCGAGGTGCCGGGGGATATTATTGAGAGTGCGAATCTCTTTTTTAGCAAAGCGAAGACTGTATGATGTGCAATCCAAATCAAAAGCAAGACATACCGCCGACTGGTGCGAAGCAGAATGGTTTTCCGACTGGGAGTCAACTGCCCGACACCAGCCGGTTCCTGTGCGGCACCCTCGGACTCTTGGAGACGTCAATCCGCGAAATGTGCCATTGGGTGGACCAGCTTCGGGAGAACTGGCTTCAGAAGAAACTCGCTGAGCGGGGGATGCCGTCGGTGTTCCTCGAGGGGGTGGTCGGCAGAAACCCGGAGATGATTCGCCTAGCGGGCGGCTGGCTGCGCGACCACTGCTACGCATGGAGTGCCGACAAACTAAACACGATTACGCTTTTCCAACACGGCAACGAACTCTTTACCGAAACCCTTTTCGAGCTCCCCCATGAAAATCCGGCTACCCACGGTTACCGAACGACGTTTTTCCAAGAGTGAAAAAGCAATCGGTTCGCATTCCGATATCGCCGGGCGACCCCCGGGAAAACGCCCGGGAAGGATTACCGTCGACAGCAGACTCAGCCCCCGGCAACGCTGCGAAACGCTGATTCACGAGTCTCTGCATGAGTATTTTCCGTGGCTGGAGGAATACGCCGTGCAGGACACCGCCGACAAAATCGAACGGATACTTTACCGGGACGGCTACCGGCGCATCTATCAAAAACAGTGGCGGGGTAGGCGCTAAACTGCGATTGTTGTTTGCTTATGGCTATATCTTTGACTGTCGCTGAAAAAGCGAATATACAACACGCTGTTGACTTGATGGTGCTGGGTTCTGCTGAAGAGCTTCCGCCCGATTCAACGGTTATGGAATCAGTGGGCAAAGCCGCTCGTGCGGCCGGGTTCACCGTTACGGGCAAGACTTTCGAGCAGGCCGTTCGGGATAACCCCATTTCGACGTTGCTAAAATTGGTTCTTTTCGTAGGCGCGTAATTTCTGCCGGTAGGTGTTTTAGCACGCTGGGCTTATGCCCGGAGGTAACCGGCTACCCTCTTCTAAGCGGGATTAATACTTCGGTATTAGTCCCGCTTTTACTTTCTCAAATACGTTGACAACCGTCCGGAGGTGTGAGAAAGTAGGGGAAGTGAAAGCAAACTATACGCTCGTCAAGATGCAGTCGAAGGAAAAAGCCGATTGCTCAGTGCTCGCCGCGCAGTTCGCGCTCAACCTTAGCTATGAGCGCGCCTACGGGCTGCTAGAGCTGGCCGGGCGAAAACCCCGGCAGGGGGTTTATGGACCCACGTTCGAGAAACTCGGGCTGCAGCAGAGACCCGACTTGTCTTGCATGACGGTGGGGCGGGCTATGGAATCCATGCAATCCGGGCGGTTCGTGGTGTTCGTATCTGGGCATTTTTTCGCCGTTGTAGACGGCCGCATGTTCAACAACCAGTTTACGAAGTTCGAGAGCCGCGTCCGAATGGTCTATGAGGTTCCTCTGGACAGCGAAGATTTTCAGGCGAGGTATCCGCACCTCGCCGAGCTTGTCAGGATTGACAAGTTGCCAGACATGCGCGGAATTAACTGCAGGTAATCAAAAAGCATATGGGTATTCTTATTCTCTTAGTATTGGTGGCACTCGCGGGCGGCTGGGCGGCGGTCTTCGACGGGCTGGGCGGATTAGTCAAAGACTTGGGCAAGCTGCTTGCTTGGGTAGTCGCTATACCGTTCGTTATTCTGGGGACGCTGGTTGTGGCGGGGGGTAGCAAGCCTCACTATAAATCCAAGCATTTCCCGCACTACGACCCGATGAATACCGCCATAGTGGTAGCCGGTATCTTCTGCGTAGGAATGTTTTGCTTGTGCATTTTTGGATAATAGAGATTGCGCCCGGCAGAAAACTGTGATTTAATAGTTCGCATGAACGCATACACCTACATCCGGGTATCCAGCAAAGGCCAAATCGAGGGCGACGGTCCGGAGCGCCAGCGCCTAGCCTGCGCCGCTTTCGCCAAAATCCACAACATCTCTTTGGAAGCTGAATTTTTCGACGCCTTCACCGGCGCGGAGGAGCACCGGCCCGAGTTCGATGCGCTACTGAGCCGCATCGATAAACGAAACGCGGAAGCACCGGGAGAACCGATTGGGGCGGTAATCGTCGAACGGATGGACAGGCTAGCCCGCGACTTGATGGCCAGTGAATGCTTGCTCCGGGAGCTGCGTAATCGCGGCGTAAAGCTTTTCGTAACGGACCAAGGAACCCTAGATGACCAAGCGTCGAATGACGTCGACCCGACACGCATTCTAATTCGCCAGCTCATGGCGGCATTGGCGCAGTGGGAAAAGTCGACGCTTGTCCGCAAGCTACGAGTCGCCCGCGAACGGGCTGCCGCTGAGGGCAGGGTAGGCGGGGCGAAGCCTTACGGGCTAGTGGAGGGTGAGAACGAGGGGCTCCGGCAGTTAGTCGAATGGTCACACCAAGGATACTCGTCCGGAGAAGTGGCCGATATGATGAATGCCCGGGACTACCCCACGAGAACGGGAGTCCGGTGGACCCGCCACACCGTGCAAGGAATTTTGACGCGTGCCGGTCAGAACCTCAGCAAAGTGAAAGCCGCCCAATCGGCGCGGTTAGAGATTGCCAACCTGCTAGCACCTAAGTAAGCTTTTTTCGTGGCATCCCAGCCCGGGAAACCCGATTGTATAGGTGGCAAACGCATTGGCTCGGTATTCCGAGAAAGAATTGCCGCTGGCGCGCCTTTGGATTCGGTCATGGCGCTCCCGTGGTTGGAAAACAGGCATCCGCTTCAAAGAGGGGATGTCTTTTCGTGTAATCAATTTTGGCCTCCCCCGGCGCGGAGCACCGGCGAGAATCCCCTCCGCCAAACGGTTCGGCGTCCGGGGCTGGCAGACGGCACCGCTCGTTAAATTCCCCCCGGGCACGACAGAAGAAGACATTCTTCAATGCGGCCGGTTGCTATGATAATCGGAAACATAGCCCAGCAAAAGGAGGTTGCCGCGAAGGTTGCGCGGCTGATACATTCAGACCAACGGCAAGAGGCTTGTCACGTTGTCCACAATTTTCTAGGAATCGACTTCAAGACCAAGCGCAGCAAAGCGACCGCCGGAGAGATGAATGAGTCGCTGGCGCTATACCTGCGCGGCATAATGGAGCAGGGGTTCCTCGCAGAGGCTGCGCAAATATTGTGGACGCCGTCGCAGTTCACGCCGGAGCCGCAATCCGTAAAAGACATCTGGAACCTGTTTGAGACTTCGGACATGGGGCTAATCTGCGGCGCGGCTTCCATGGGCAAGAGTTTTTCGATGGGAGTCCGGCTTCTCTTGGAATGGTGCCGCGACCCACAATACACGACAATCCGGTTGCTCGGTCCGTCGGAGAATCACCTAGAGGCGAACCTGTTTTCTCACATGGTGAGCCTGCACCAAAACGCAAGCATACCGCTCGCCGGAGAAATCGGCGGGCTATTCATAGGACTTACTCGCCGTGACCAACTTTCTTCAATCCGTGGTGTCATTGTTCCGAAAGGGGCAAACAAAAAGGCCGGACGACTTCAGGGCTCTAAGCGGCGTCCTCGACCGGTGCCGCACCCGGTTTTCGGAGCGCTATCTCGAATGTTTATATTCCTTGACGAAGTCGAGAACATCGCAAGAGGAATCTGGGCCGACATCGATAACATTATTTCGAACACGGAAGAATCAGGCCAAGGCTTCAAAATTTTTGGGGCATACAACCCCAGCGACCCGTATGACGAAGTTAGCAAGCGTGCAGAGCCGCCATTTGGATGGTCTAATCTTGACGAAGACGTCCATTATAAATGGAAATCCACGAGAGGTTGGTCGGTCTTGCGCTTGGATGGTGAGCGGTGCGAGAACGTGCTCCAGCGCCGAATCATTTATCCCGGACTCCAGACGGCTGGCGGCTTGGAGAAAATTGCCGCCAATGCTGGTGGAAGAAACTCCGGAGGGTATCGGACGATGGGTCGAGGTTTATATCCTGCCATTGGAATCGAAGCCACCGTCATACCCGCGGGAATGCTGGGGAAAGTGCGTGGCGAATTTATTTGGTTCGAAGAACCGGTCACCGTCGGAGCCACTGATTTGGCCTTGGAGGGCGGTGACGAAGCAGTTCATACAATCGGCAAATGGGGGACGGCTACTGGAGTTAAATGGCCTCCGTCCATCGACTACCCCACGGGTCATACAACGCTGTTTAAACGGGCTGACGGTTCAGTAGGACCGCGCTGGGGTTTGCAGGTTTTGCAGCAGTATGTTCTTCCCAAGGGGGAGACGGTGAGCATGAAGAATTCGGTAATGGACATGAACCGGAAGTCGGGAACCCGTCCGGAATTCTACGCGTGCGACCGAACCGGACACGGTGCCGGTGTCGCCGATTTGCTCAAATACGAATGGTCAAGCATTATCCACGATGTGAACTATTCTGAGGGCGCGTCTCTCGAGAAGCTCATGGTCGAGGATAGCAAGATTTGCAAGGAGAGCTATGACCGCATGGCGACCGAACTCTGGTTCGCGATGCGCATGTGGTTTGAGTTCGGTTATCTCTTGATTCATCCCTCCGTGGATATGACGAAGCTCTCGGCCCAGCTGGCTAACCGCCGATTTAGGGTGCTTTCGGGCAAGTCAAAAACGGAGCCCAAGAGGGATTTTGAGTCCCGGGGCTTCACGTCGCCCAACGATGCTGACTCTCTTTCGCTTTTGGTTCACGCCGCCCGGAGAGGCTCCGGCCAGATTCTCTCCATGCGCGAGGGTAACATGCTAACCGCTTCGAACTTGGATGATTCGTGGTTTGACTCCATGTATAAAGGCGGCGCTCGAATCGACTCGTCGAACAGAACCGATTTTCTGGACGAATCGTCACAACCAGAAATGCCGCTCGAACTAGAAGCGGGAGGATGGAGTTAAATGTTGACAATCAATAATAATATGTATCCGAAGGGCGGTCACGTTTTCACAGATTCCGACGGCACCAAGCACCCCGCGGACTCGTGGCCGGGGGTTATCGCCCGTGTCAGGAAGTATCGCGAGCGCGCCGGGCTGCCCATTGGGGACGTCAGCGCCGAAGTTATTGCCCAAGCATGCCAGAGCAACCCCGGGCTCTGCCGGGAGTCCAACGCGGCCTATACGGAGCAACTGAACAAAGCGACCCTGAAGACCCGCGTGCTCAAGTGGCTAACCGCCCTACGGCAGCAAGTGCAGGTAGAGCCCCCCGTTTTCGTGCCCGACGAAGAGCGTAAGCAGCGCGCCGCGGTGTGCGCGACCTGTCCGGCCAATCAATCCCTCCCCGGAGGGTGCTCGAGCTGCGTGAAGGCACTGGACGAGCTCCGGAAAACGGTGATAGGACGCCGAATCGTGGACGGCAGGCTAAACGGATGCTCTATTTTGGGAGAAGACCTGCCTACGAGCGTCCATCTTGACGCGATACGAGTCCATGAGGGGGCTCTGCCGGGAAACTGTTGGAGAAAAGCGAGCTAATCATGGGGATACTCAAACTTTTTTCGGGGTTTGTCGGCGCTTTTGTCCGTTCGTGGTGGTGGAAGCTCCGGGGATGGGAGATTCTGGTTTCTTCCCCCGTGCTAGGGTCTAGAAACGAGGATTGCCAGTGCTGCCCCTTCCGAAAAGACGACATGTGTGAAAAATGCGGCTGTCTTCTCGCTTCAAAAACGCTGTTAGCCTCTGAAAAATGCCCTTTGGGAATATGGCGCAGAGAAAAAGTGGCGAAGACCCGCTAAAACAGCGATTGTAATCACATGGCAGAAACTGCAAATACTAGTCCGTTACCGTTTGCGATATCGAATTCGGGTTACCCGACGAATGCGCTCGGGGGAGTTATACAATCGCCGAATATTGATAAAGCGGGCACGCCCACGCAAAGAAGCATCCGGGATATCGCCATGGGTAGGGACGTTATCCGCACCGTAGTCATGGCTGGCCGAAGCCGGTCAATTGTTGGGTCTCGCATCCTCGCGAAATATAACGCGGAGCGGCCTTATGATGCTCGCAAGCTCGAAGCCGAAGGCATGGGTTGGCGGCAGAACTTCACAAGTAAGCCCCTGCCCGCAATGATTGAGCAGGTAGCGCCCCGTTTTGTGCAGGCGGTCGAGTCTCTCAAATATTTTACCAACTCCGCACTCTCGGACAAGTGGATGAGTTCCACGGAGAAAACCGAGACATTCCGAAAAGAGATTACGACCACCATCCGCAACCGAAAAGGGTTCTCAACTCTCCTGAATGATATTGCTTTCAATAGCGGCCTTTTTGGCCACACTGTTGTTGGTCTTCTTGACAATTATAGTTGGTTTCCAACTTATTTTTCGTTCGAAGACTCCTTCTGCGCCGACGGCACCAAGTCCGATACCCGATGGGCTCAAATCGTCATCCTTAAAGAGACCTTGCTGCCGCACGAGCTGTTCTCCCACATACAAGACCGGGAAGCGGCTCAGGACGCAGGCTGGAAACTCGAGAACACCGCGGACGCAATCAATCGAGCGTCCCCGATGCAAATCCGGGACCGACTAAACGTCGGGGGCACCCTAGAATTTTGGTATCAGAACGCGCTCCGGGAATTAACGATTGGCGCGAGCTATATGGCGGGGGCCTCGGTCATCGTCATTTATAATTTGCTCGTCCGGGAAGTTACGGGAAAGGTTTCGCACTATCGCGTCGCCGGGCCGGAGATGCTCGAGATTTTCTCTCGCGAAGACCACTTCGACTCGATGGAAGATTGCGTTTCCTTCTTCACTTTTCAGAAGGGTAACGGGACACTCCACGGAAGCAAAGGAATCGGACGGGACATCTACGAGCTGGCCGGGATGTTGGACCGCACACGCAACGAGGTAGTCGACCGGCTGATTATGTCGGGAAAGACACTCATGCAGGGCGACATTAAGCGCTTGCACACTTTCAAAATGTCCGTCATTGGGAGCACGATGATAGTCCCGAATGGCTGGACGGTTCTCGAGCAGAAAATTGACGGAAACGTCGATGGCTTCCTACAGCTCGATGTCTATTTCAAGCAGCTGGTCAATGA